TAGCACATATCGAGCAAGGCTGATGTGTACAGTACAGAGTCGAACCGTCAACACTGATGCCGAGCTTTGCAGCTTGCAGTAATGCGTTTTGTTCAGCATGTATCGCAAAGCAAACCTCTTGTCGAGTACCGGACTCAATGTGAGCGAGTTCACGCAGACATTGATTTTTCTCTGCACAAGACTCAATGCCTGATGGTGCGCCATTATAGCCGGTCGTGAGAATGCGTTTGTCTTTCACAATCACTGTACCGACTTGACGTCCAGGACGAATGCAACTCGACCAAGTCGCAATCTCTTGTGTAACGCGCATAAAGCGAGCGTCCCAGCGGTGTTGTTGAGCGAGTTCTTGACGCATTTTTTCAAGATGTTCGAACATGTTTTGACCTCCTTTTGAGAATGAGATGAGATGAAATTAGTCTAACGGACCGTCGGCGTATGTGCAATAGTAAAGCGGGTCGCCGATGTTCCAGATATTGCATTGTTTGCATCGATGCAAGTAGAGCTCGTTCTGCATGCGAGAATATAAGTCATAGGGCAAATAGCGTTCTGCAGATTTGAGCCAATCGTAAAGTGTAGATTTGGGAACGTGATAATAACTCGCAAGCTCACGTACATTACGATGTGTTTCGAGCATGTTCAACACTATGCGTTCGAGCGTGTGCTCACGTCGAGTGTGATACTCGTAATGCATGCGAGACTTGCGAGCGTTTGCGTTTATAATCATGCCTCACACAAGAGTAGTGACAATGCCAATGAGCTTTGCAGAAAGTTTAGACATAATCGAAGCACAGCTGTCAAAATATACGTTGATGTCTAACGAGTTGTCATAAAGCAAAGTTTCGATGTCATAAAGTATTTCGTTTATTACGTTCGCAAATTTTGCAATGCCAAGTCTGTCTGAGCGTTCTTTATCAAACACAATGAACTCTTTGTCGACGAGCATTTGTTTTATGTTCAGCACAAACGAATTGAGTATTGCGTCATGCTTATTACGCAGAATTTGCTTATCGAGCTTAGCCTGAGTGTTCAAGCTGAGTGCGAGCATCTTATGAGGTACGAATGTTTTCATATTTGAAGTCTCCTTTGATTTATCTTGATTATATTATATCACATCTTTCATCAAAAGTAAACTATTTTGAGTAACCTTTTGAAAAATTTTTGAAAAAGTTTTGGATGCGAACGAGTGGGTAGAATGAGTGAGAGTGAGAGTTATGCGAGCGGACAAAGTCCAGTCTCTTTGCAAGACTCTTGAGCAGCGGTGTCACAACAATGCTCGCACCAGCCTGCTGCTTGGGAGTACTCATTTAAGGGTTCGTCTGGGTCTGCGTGACATTTTGGACAGTATGCATATCGAGCACGTCTAACATACACATGACCGCAATATACACAAGTGATTTTGTTCTCAGTCATAATATTACTTCCTTATTTGATGATTTGCAATTTGCCTTTTTTGAATGTGCAATGAATACAAGCAACATTTGCACCCATTCTTGAAATACAATTCGTACCATAAATTTTTTGCAAGTTTCGATTAAACATACTTTGTGAAGTGCTAATGTCAAGAAAGTTTTTTAAGAACGGCAAACTTATGAATAATTCGTCAATGTCTTCGATATAATCTGAACCACAATAAACGTCTTCATTCAATTCATCGATGTGTTTCGATGCATTTACAAGAGACTCAAACGACCCAAAAATTTGAACGTCGTTTTCATCGACAATACTATAAATAATATTGCGTCTTGTTGAAGCGGAGAATATTGCTGTTTTGCCGACATTCATGTTTTCTTTGCTTGCTCTGCACCAAGAAAGCATGTGTTCGCATTTGATTTTTTCAACGACTTTTTTCAAATCGTGGTCGATATCGGCATATTCGGCGTTCCATTCATTATGTGTAAATTCAAATACGTTCTCAAAATTGTTTGTTGCAGATTTGATGCCATACATAGCAAGATATACGAAAATAGTAGTATTGAGCTGGTCGTTTTTAAGTTCACGCAAGTCTTGTGAAAATGAAGCGTCATAATAATCTCCATTTTTCAAGAACTCTTTTTTCGAGTCCCAAGTGTAAAATATCTCGAACATGTTAATACGTCTGAGGAAGCCATTCGTTGTATCTGAGAATTTTACCTCTTGTTTGTCATTGCCTGCAAATACAAATTTACAATTCACGATGCCCGAATATTTTGCGATATTTTTGTGTTCGATTGTTTGGTCAGGAGAACCTGTAAGTGATTTAATGTTTTTAGACTCACGATATGTCTTTGCACATGTCTCCAAAAATATATTGTGCGCATGACCTTCAAGTGTACCTGTGATAAATCTATCTTGCTCAATCGCATCCAAATCATTCGCAGACGGTTTAGGTATAACATGAGGCGTAAAACAACCGTCGAATAACGAGTTTTTACCGTTTTGTCCTGCACCGATTAGCATGACGAAGTGTTGTGAAAAAGAATTCAGACAAGTATACCCTAAAATTTGACACATGTGCTCAAAACGATTGATGTCAAATTTATGGTCTGACGTATGACTCATATTATATACAAGTTCGAAGCAATAATTGCGCTGGATATCATTAAGCTCACGCAACACTTGCACGAAATCTTCAAGCGAAATATCTGTGAGTGAAAAATCGAGAGGCTCAAAATTATAATTGATGTACCAACGAACAAAATAATTTTTGTCGTATTCTACAAGCGTTGCGCCTGTTGACAATTGCAATTTGTCATATTTGAACAGCCAATTTGCTTTACGAAAATCATACACACCGTTACGAAATGCGATGCAGGCATCAGGTATCTCTTGAATATAAAACAGACTTTTGTTTTCACCAAGATTGCGTTTGTTAAACGTTACTGTTTTGAGAACTGCACGCAAATTAGTTGTCATTTTATTCACGATTTGTATCGTTCTGTCAAGCGCTTCATCGGTCAATATCACAAAATATTTATTACGAAGTAACGCATGAAGATTGTCGATGAGTATCTCTGTCGCAGTTTTGATATCACAAAAACTGAAATTGATTTGTGAAAATCTTTTTGCAAGAAAGCCGCCATTGTCGATTTGATATACTTGACAATCGTCTGCAAGTATAGGTAGCCAGTCTGCAAGAGGTCTTGAAATGAGCACCTGTTGGTCTACAGATAGTGCGATGTCACTAATAGTTTTAGACATATTTGAGTCTCCTTTAACTTATCTTAAATCTATTATATCACATCTTAAAACAAAAGTACAATCATTTTTAATACATTTTTAGATTTTTTTTGAAAGTAATCGAAAAGTGTTTAAGAAGTGATTTTATCTTTTTGCAAAAATCGTAAAACTTCTTAAACACTTTGAAAAAATCTCGAAAAGTCTCGAGAATTTTAAGAGTTTTAACAACTTGAACTTTTCTTAAAAGGCTCAAATAAAACAAAATTTGATGGTCGGTTACTTTCGAAAATAGCTAGTATTTTTATTAGTATATTTTAGTTAAGTTTTATTATTTTAAGAAAAAAGATATATACAAAAAATAATAATATAGTTTACTTTTGAAATAATATATATATAATAACTATCAAAATTTGTTAAAATCTTAAAAGCTCACTCGAAGATATCATCTTTAATATTGATTTGAAATGTAACCAATATTGTAATGTCGTTATACGATAATGCTGTGTGACGTATGACATCATGACACATGACACGTGTACGTACACAATATCTGAATATCTCACGAGATGTACGCGTATACGCAGAAAATATTTTCGAAAAAGTGCATCAAAAGGGTTTACATTCGTGAAAAAACGTGATATAATATAATTAAGAAGTATAATAGAACACTTCTGTGATTATACTCGAAGGAGGTCAACACATGCCCGGATTGCAAGAAGAGATGCTTGAGCTCATGATGAAAGCTGAGAAACTCGGGGCAGGTAACGACTTCGAACATCGCGTCACAGACAGTGCACAGAAAATATTTGAAAGCGCGAAAGAGAGTGTGCCGATGAAAGACTCATACGGCAACTCTCTTTTGTCTATTGGCAACAAAGAGGTGAGCGAGCACTTCTCGAATTACAACTTCGACAATGACACGCTCAACTGGTGGCTGTGGCTCGCGCTCTATAATGAGAGTTGGGTGTTCAGACGTGTGATTGATAAGCCGTCACAAGATATGATACGCTGCGGCATCACACTCGCTGGCTCAAATCCGAAATTTTCAAACGTAATGCGTAAGCTTCAAGCAAAGCGCACAGATTTCATAAATCTTTTGCAATGGGGCTCACTCTTCGGCGGCTCGATTGCTTGTATGTTGTTCGATAATTTTAGCGACGACGACTACAAACAACCCATGGACATTGAGAAAGCGCGTAAGGCAAAGACTATGCGCTTTTACGTCGTTGACCGCTGGTACGGTGTAGCACCTTCTTCCGAGATGGTCGATGACATGAACTCGATTGACTATGGAAAGCCGAAGATATATAATGTGACGTTCGCTGACGGTGTTACGAAAACGATGTATCACGACTTTGTGTTGAGATACGAACATCGAACAGCGCCTAAGCTCATTAAAAACGGGCAGTTGCAAGGTTGGGGTTACGCTGAAGGAGCTCACATTCTTGGCGAGCTGAGCAGAGACGAAAAGCTCAAGAACAGCGTACAAAGTTTGATAGATAAGTCGCTTATCGAGGTCATCAAAATGGCTGGCATGCGCGGCATTTTCATGGGTCAAGACGCTGAAAATGAAGAACAATTGAGAAAACGACTCGAGATGGTGAACTGGGGTCGTAATTTTAACAGCTTAACGTTCTTGGACAAAGAGGACGAATATCAGGAACACGGCTTTGCAGGACTCACAGGCTTGAGCAACTTGCTCGAGCAAAACATGTGGCAGATAAGCGCAGCCGTTGAGATGCAGGGTGTGTTGTTCGGTGACTTGAAGCAAGGCTTCAGTAATGACGTTGATGCTTTGGAGAGATATGACGAGACGATAAACGGAAGATGTGAGAGCTATTTGCGGCCTGTGTACGAGAAGTTTTTAGGGTTGCTCTTTCAGCTCGAAGGCATCGAAGATAAAGTCGAGTTCACATTCGACTCGTTACTCGTCAAAAAGCAAGACGAGGACAGAATTAAGGGTCTGAGCTCGTTCGTCGATTTGTGTGCTAAGCTTCAAGATGCGGGAGTTCTGACGGCTAAACTCACAGGTCAAGCGCTTATGAAGTACGTCAACAAAGGCGAGATAAACTTCGGGCTCACACAAGATGAGCTCGATAAGCTTGATGACAAGTTTGAGGAAGAGTTGGAGAACATCAAAATAGGAGAAGACTAACGACGTGGCCAAGAAAACGAGCATACAACGAAATACACGCTCACTTTACAAAGGCCGCTTCTTTCTCGTTTTCTATGACAAATCTGACGAAAACCTCAAGTACATGTTCGACAATGTAAGAGACATTCTCAAGTTCATGGGTCAGGAAGTCACACGACTTAACGTGAACCGCGTAAATGTTGAACTATACAGAGCGCTCTCAAGCAAGGAGCACTTTTGCAGGTTCCTGACAGGCGAGGTGTTGCGCGTTTATATGATATCAAACGACGATGTCGATTGAGATAAATAAGAGTAAAAGGAGACACAACAATGGCAAAGTTCGTACAAATTCAGTCGGATGTGACGATTCGGGTCACGACGGGTTTGCAAAACAAGGATGTCACTAACCCTGACGCACACGTTCCCGACAGACTCAAGGTCAATCCCGAATGGCCCAAACATCAGGTGCTCATTCGCAAGGGTGCACATCGCTATCCCGCCGAAATCGCTGAATGGGCGAGCGTTAAGGCGCTTGCAGAGGACAAAATTCTCACTATCGGCTCGATTGAAGAGGTCGACGAAAGCAAGCTCGACGAGCTTGAACAGAAAGACCTCAACACTGTGACTGAGGCGAAGACCGAGTTCAAAATGCCTGACGTAAAGGGTGACAAAACGAGAGCAAACAAAACGGGCGAAAACACGGGCGGCAAGAAAACGCTTACACTTAGTGATTTGGCCGGCAAAGGAGAGTAACGAGCTCTCAAATAACGTAAGGAGCAAAGCTTATGGCAAACAACTTCAAACCGTGGGTTGACTCACCCACAGCAGGACAACAAGTTCAGTCTGCATCTGTGTTTGCAACAGACGCTCAAAGGGTTGACGGCTTCAAAGCTGGCGACCCTGCAAGCGCGTTGCGAGTCAATTCGGCGTTGAGACAAGCGAATATCGTTGTGGCAGGTTTAATGCAAATGTGCGACGATATCAAGACGCTTCCCGACGGTTTGAGTTTGATGTCGACTGTCACACAAGTCAAGAACGCAATCAAGGCTGCGATTGACCAGCTCGACGCCACAGTGTTGGCATCGGCTAAGTCGTACACAGATGCGAGAGAGGGTGTGATAAACGGTAAGCTCACAGACAAGCAAAATCAAATCACATCTAACAAGAACAGGCTTGACGCTCTCGAACCTCGCGTTGACAACTTGGAAGATGAGGTCGCAGCTTTAAGCGGAGGCACCTCAACACTTGGACAGCGAGTGACAACGCTTGAGGGTGAAATGGACACTGCTCAGGCAGACATCACTCAGCTCAAAGGGTATTACGAAGTTGATTTGACAACGAGTTCTTGGACTGGAAGTGCTGGCAATTATTCGTACAGCATTCCTGCTGCAACACATAAGCGCGGAACACGTCCGAGAGTTCATACATACGTTGACGGTGAAGAGACGTACGACTCACCGAAAATCGACTGGACAACAGGTAACGTAACTGTTTACTCGAACGCTCAGGTCGCATTGAAGGTGCTCATATACTAAAAGGAGGTGAGAGCAATGGGTTGTGACTGCATGGTCGAACTTAAAGACGACTACGATATCGAGCTTGTGCAAGGCGATTATGGTTCGTTTTTGTATAACATCACTGACCAAAACGATGAGCCGCTCGATAATGTTGAGTCTGTAATTTTTACTTGCTCTCGTCTCAAAACGCAAATTGAGCTTTTGTCGATAAGTCGTTCGCAATTTGCGCTTACGCTTGACTCGAGTTTGACATCTGGGTTTAGCGCATGTACATGTACGTATGATATAACAGTAAAGTTTAAGACGGCTCAAACGCCTATAACAGTCATTCATAATGGCGGTCTCACAATACTCAAAAAGGAGAACAAATTGAATGGCAGTGGTTGAGAAAAGTTTTCATGCGACGCTCAAAAAACGAGAGCCTGCAAAAGTACGTGTTGCAACATTGCTCATTCAATCGAATGACTCGTACAAAGGCGACTTCGCAACAATACAAGATTTGCAAAAGGCTTCGGCATTTACGGGCGACTACGCAGACGTATTTGAGACAAACACTCGTTGGAAATACGTTGATGACAAATGGGTGAACACAGAACAACCTATTCTCGTCAATCCGATACTCGCAACAAAGCAGGACGTTGGTGTCTTGGAAGAGCGAGTAGCAAGTTTGGAGTTTGCAATCGAAAACCCGACGCTGCTTATAACGAAAATCTAAAATCTGCCCGTACCAGTATATGGGCTGGCAAAAAGGAGACATAAAATGGCAAGTTTGGAACTCATAACTAACCTGAAACTCATTGACGGCTCTGCCCGTACAAGCGTTCCTACGCCTGAAGAGCTCCCTCTTGGCTACATGTGCTTCGGTATCGTCAATTCGAGAGCCTCCATCTGGGGCAACTACGACGGTTCCGTGCACGACTTAGTTGATGAGGGACAGGCAAAGGTCACAATCGTTCAGGTAACCGGTCAAAGCACGACCGCGGTCATATCTCAAAAGGGTGTGACGGACGCTATCGCGACTGCAAAACAAGAAGTCGTCGACGGTTTAGGGTCGGCTGCTTCGAAAGATGTCGGAACAGCGGCAGGCAATGTGCCTGTGTTGGACTCTAACGGAAAGCTCGTTGAGAGCATAATTCCTGTTGTGGCAATCACAGAAACGTATGTCGTTGATAGCGAAACAGCAATGCTCGCTTTGAATGCGCAAGTTGGTGACGTTGCTATCAGAACAGACGTAAGCAAATCGTTCATTCTGCAATCTTTGCCTGCTTCGACAGCTGCAAACTGGAAAGAACTGCTTACACCTGATTGCAAAGTCATATCAGTAAACGGCAAACAAGGTGCGGTCGTTCTTACAGGCGCTGACATTTCGACAAGTTTTACACAGGCTGCTTCGAGAGCAAATGTTGCAACAGGTGAGACGCTCGCTGTTTCGCTTGGTAAAATCGCAAAGTGGTTCGCCGATTTGAAGGGTCTGGCGTTCAAGGACAAAATCGTTGCAACGACAGACATTACAGGCGTAATTCCAGTGGCGAACTTACCTACGGCGACAGCGTCTGCTAAGGGTATTGCGAGCTTTGGGAACGGCTTGAACGTTGCGAACGGAGCGGTTACTGTGAGAGCGGGTCAGGGCATTACAGTTGATGCGAACGGAATTGCAGCAGACGTTGTTCTGAAAATTGCGACAATCTAAAATCTCAACAAGGAGGTGACATATGGCGTCGGCTGAAATCGTATCAAATCTTAAGCTCATAACATCCGGAAACGTGCCGACTACGTCGAACCTCGGGAATGGCGAGCTTGCGTTTGGACTTGTCGGTGGAGTCGCAAAACTCTATGGCAATGTGAATGGAACGATTGTTGACTTCTCTGATTTTTTGAAGGTCGCGCCAGTCACTTCAGTCGCAGGTAAAACGGGAGCGGTCACGCTCAACAAAAGTGATGTAGGTCTTGGAAATGTTGACAACACTGCGGACGCCAATAAGAGTGTTGCACAAGCTGCTGCTTGGAAAGGTACTGACACACGAGATGCGAACTCACCTCCAAGCTTTTATCAACAAAGCGCAAACTCGATGAAGTCTGTGTACGAGTTCAAATATACTACGACTATTGAAGTCAACTCGCTTTTGCCTGACACATGTTGCTATGTGCAAACGCTCACACCTTGGGGTGACCCATCTGGCGGATTACCTGTTCAGCTTGCAGCACAAGGTTATGGTGGCACAGCAAGATATGCGATACGAAGTGCGACAGACGCAAGTACTTGGGGCGCTTGGAAGAAAATCGCAACACAAGATGAGATTCCGAGCGTGCCTGTGTTGAGCGTTAACACAAAGACTGGGAACGTTGTACTTACTCTTGCAGACATATCGAGTGTGTTCGTTGGTGTCGATGGTGCAAAGGTTTCGTTTAACGTTGGCTCATTACCGACTTATCCGGGCACGAATACGGGCATTACGTGGGGACTAAGTGGCTTTGGTATATCACAAGGCATAAATAAAAATTCGGGCATTTGGTTTGACGGTGACGGCATCAATATGTGGTCGCCTTGCGATAGAGACGCAATCACATACTATGATGAAGATGACGGATCGAAAGTGTTTCGAGTCACATCTACAGGTATTGTATATCGCAAAGACGGTAAACGAGCTCTTTATGAGGGTGAAGCAGGAGGCGGAACGCCTTACGTCACAACAATCTCGAGCTGGTCGGGTTCAAGCGGCAATTATTACAAGCAAATCACAGCTGCAACACATGGTAAGGGCACATACCCAAGCGTTCACACGTACGTTCAGAACGGGAGCTTGTGGGAAGAGACTTACGACTCACCTGCGATTGACGCTTCCGGAAATGTAACGGTCTACACAAACTCAGCTATCTCGATTAAGGTTGTGATAAAATAAATGAAAGGAGAATAAACATGAAGACAAATAAAGGCGTAACAATTCGTAATTCAAATAATAAAAACATTAACTTTACACCGTCTGCAGCAACAAACCCTGCAATGTTGTACATTAAAGATACGACGATATCGTCTATCGAAGCATCTGGCAATAAACATGTTTTTGGAACTGATGGCGCAAATGCAAAGTTATACGACATTGTTAACAACGTTTCTGAGTCTGGAGAAGGTTTACCGACAGAAGATGCTGTTTCAAAATATGTAAAACAAATAATTTTGAACACTGTGTGTAGAGTTGGAAACATTATTATTACAACGACGTCTGACAATCCTTCAACATACTTGGGCGGAACTTGGGTTGCGTGGGGCAGTGGAAAAGTACCAGTTGGTGTAAATACTTCTGATGCTGATTTTGCGACCGTAGAAAAAACAGGCGGTGAAAAAACGCACACATTGACTGTTGATGAATTGGCTAAGCATGAGCATAGCGGAACATCATCGTCAATGTCTACAGAAGGATATATAAAGGCAATTGGTACAAGTGGTACAGTTATGGGTTATACTGGTACTATAACGCATACTGTAAAAATTGAAACTGTTAATAATACATCATCAAAGTCGTACTATATCGATGGAAAAATACCAGGTGGCGTTACAACCAACATAACTCAAGCGTATGCAGTTAAAGCTGGTGGAGGTATGAGTCATAATAACTTACAACCGTATATCACATGTTATATGTGGAAGAGAACAGCATAAGGAGACATTATGGAACAAAAAACTCTTGTCTACAAAGATAACACTTATCGCATTCGCAAGATGAACGCGATTGAGGCACTCGCATTGCGCTCGGCATCTGACATGAAGAGTGTTGCGGGTGCAAAGCAATTTTTCACCGATGTGCTCGAAAGACTCGAGGTGCAAGCTGGTGAAAAGTGGCTGCCTGTTAAGCAGGTCGATGCAAATGTATATTTGCCGGCAGGTATCGAGGAAGACTTCGCAGGAATTCAGGCACTCGTTGAGTTCTTCATGAAGGAGTTCTTGACGCCTTTTTTCGAGAAGTCCGCCGAATAGAGTCACTCGCACCGAGTCCACCTATTGAAGGCAACTTAGACTTGCTCAAATGTGAGCGACTTGATAATATAATCTACGCGCTCATATCGAGCAAGCTTGCAACACTGGCGGAGTTGCGAGACGTCTATGATTGCGAGGAGGCTCTTGACTTGTATGAATTATACACAGTAAATGCATACAATAAGAGTTCAATCCATAAAGCAATCAGGAAATAACACGTGAGTTCATCGTTTGACTTCTGAGATACTTCGTAGCAAAGGTAATAGGAATTATTTACCTAACGCAAAGAGTCTCAGAATTAAACGTGGGAACTCGAGGAGGTACATCATGAAAAGGTTTCTATTTTGGTTCGTGCAATGTACTTGGGGAATTCTTCAAACTCTGGTAGGCGCGATACTTCTTTTATGCGTGTCTCACAAGATTGAGGGTCACGTCTGGTATCGAAAAGCGAGTGCTTCGACAGTGTTGGGCACAAAATTGAACGGGGCAATCTCGTTGGGCGCGTTCATAATTTGCTTTTACGAACCCGATGAGGACACATACAAACATGAGTTCGGGCATTGCATTCAGAGCTTGATACTCGGACCGCTGTTCTTGTTTGTGATAGGTTTGCCGAGTCTCATCTGGTGTGGTTGCTTTGACAAGTACAGACAAAAGCACAACATCTCTTATTACTCTTTCTACACTGAAAAGTGGGCGAATAAACTTGGCGGCGTGAAATAATCGCCGCATACATGGGCCTGAAATGGTGTCGATTGCGACTAAGACCCTAAACGGGAAGTCGTAAGACCTGAGTTCAATTCTCAGTAGGTCCACCAAACACAATCACAAGGAGGTCGAACAATGGACGAGTTTCATCTTGATATGGGCGTAAGATTTACGCCCGACGAAAATAGCGTCAAAGAGATTGATAAGCTGTTCGACTCGTTTCGCAAAATAAAAGTCTTCGGCGGCGATGAAGGCATCGCTAAAATGCGTGAGCAATTTGATGACTACAACACAAGGCGTTCGAGTTTGCAGCAAGCTCAGTCAATGCTCGACCAATACAGAGCAGTTCAAGGCAAAGGCGACAAGTTCGAAGATGCAACGACAAGAGAGCTCATGAAATACATGCAGGAGCTCATTGACAGCAATGAGAGCCTGAAAGAAGAGTTCGGTCAAAACTTCAAAACAGAGTTCGACGAGAGCACAGAGGTCATGATTGGCAATCTCAAAAGTCAATTCCTCAACAAGCTCTCAAGTCTTGCGCAAAGCTTTTTGAGCTCGATAGGAAATCTTTTCAAAGATGCTTGGAGCGAGCTCGGCACAATGCTTCAGAGCTCGCTTTTAACTAACGCGAACACTCGTGAAAATGCGTTCAATTACGGGTTCTCTGCGAGTGAGTCGTACGGGTTCGACAAAGCCAAGCAGATGTTGGGCATTCAGTCAGAGGAAGACCTCTGGTACATGAACGACACACAAAAGAGCAAGTTCCAAGAGATAATGACGAAGTACTCTGAGAAGTACGAACAGCTCTATGATAGTGGCTTCTTCGATAAATATTTGCAGTTTCAGATTGAGATGGAAGAGTTCAAGCTCGATATGCAAATGGAAATCATCGAGTTTTTCATGGAGAATAAGAACACAATCAAAAAATTTATGGAGCTCTCGATGAGTGCGATGGAGTTCATTGTGAATGCACTCGGTTGGCTGATGGACTTCTTTGGAGGAAGTGAACAAACATCTGATGAAGAAAAGCTTGCGAACATAAACGATATCATCGGAAGCTACACTTCGAATAACGGCGTCGTCAATCAAACGTTCAGCAACAACAACACGTTCAACGGCACGACGGACTCTCAGAAACAGGCATACCTTGATATGCTTAACGCACAAATGGTCGAGGCGAAAAAAGGCTTAGGAGGTTAACGTGGAATACGCAGTTCTCATATCATATATTGACCCGAATGATGCAACAAACGCTGTCACGATTATTCTCGACACAGTCAACGATACGCAAGTAAACGCTTCGTCGACTGTGACGGAACACCCGACTGTGAACGGAACTCCGATGGCCGACCACATGTACAAGAACCCGATTGACTTGACACTCAACGGAACGTTCTCGCTCAACGGCAAAAAGGCAATACTCATCGACAAAGCAGGAAAGAGCTTAGCACGAGTTGAGAAAATCTTTGAAGACATCAAAGACAAGGGCATTCTTTGCACAATCTCGAAAATCAAAATTGTCGATAGAGACAGCACACCGCAATTCACAGTACGCGACAACATGGTGTTGCAGAGCATCAATTGGGTTGAGAAAATCAACTCGCTTGGCTTTACGTTCAACTTCAGGGAAGCGTTACGAGCAGATGTTCAAGTCTACGATGTTGACCCCGACGACAGATTTGCGCCGGACATCACATACGCCGATGCATCGAACTTCTCTGACACATTGCTTGATTGGGACGCGGTCGATGAAGAGGTTTTACAAGCGCTCATTGACTACAATCTTGCAGCTGACGACTTTCTTGAGTATCTTACGACAATAAGCGTCGGGTCGTTAATTGCGATAGGCATTGGCGCAGCTGTTGCAACCGCACTCGCATCAACACTTGTTGCGTTGGGCGTGGCAATCTCGACAATCCCTATCGTTGGTGCAGTTGTTGCAGCTGTTGCCGCGGTCGTTATCGGCATTTTCGCATTGTTTAAGCTCATCAAGAAAAGAGCTTATAAAATCAAGGCGTTTGTGTATTACAAGAATGCGACGAAGAGAGACAAAGAAGTTAAGCGATTTATGGAGTTTTACGACAGCATTCACAATAAAATTCGAACGCTTGACGGTGCAATGAAAGTGTGGAGTGTGAGTGAAAACAAAGCTCAAGAGACACTCGTAAACATTGACGGCTCATACTACATTTTCAACTTTGAGAGAAACAACGTTGACTCGGGCTATGCATACAAGCTCAACGTTAGCGACATCAACGATACAACAATCAAGTGCACCAACACAAACTGCGCAATCAATGCTTTCACTGACGGCAATGACAACAACATGCTTTTTAGTACGAGCAAAAGTCGAGTGTATCTCATTCGTGACGCAAACGCTGACCCGAACGATTTGACTCGGTACTTTATTTGCGCAGCTCAATTGAGTCCAGTCGATTTTTCTGAGGCGCTCACAAAAATAATTCAAGAGGCCATCAAATACTAAGCAAGGAGGTGACATCGTGGCAGTTAAAGCTTGGATGCGAGTTTTACGAATAACGCTAACAACGAAAAGTCCCGGACAGAACGGGAAAAACAAGCAACTCGTTTTTGAAGAGAATGAAAGCGGTGTCGGTCTTGCAATATCTGTGAACGGCAACAAGTTCATGAGCACACTTAAAGACAATTGCACAGTCAAAATCTCGAACTTGACTTACGTTGAGATTGTACAAATCATCACAGGGCAATTCTACAACATCAAGATTGAGTGCGGGTATAAGTCGAGCAGTGTTCAGACAATTTTTGAGGGTGGGGTCATGTACATCTCGAACTTACGAGAGAGTGTCGACACCAACACTGTGACGATACTTTGTGCGTCCCACCTTGTTGCGTCTTACGGTCAAAGACGTATCAATTTGAGCTTCAACTCCGGCATCAACATGTATTCAGCAATAAACTTTGTCTGTAAAGTCGGCGGCGTTCCGAACCCGAATATCTCGACGCAATTTAAGAAGCAATTCTTAGAGGGCATTGAGAATGCGCACAATCAAACTGCTGCAGAATGGGTCAACGACCAGACCACTAAAAAGGGCTCGTACATATCGAGTTCGGATTGCATTGGCAACTCATTCATGACATTGTTCGATGCGAACAAGAGCAACGCACGCGTCATAAAACTTAATGAAGATACGTTGCTCTTAACGAACGGGTTTCCTCGTATGACAGCTGACGGTTTGGTGTTCTCTGTAATGCCGACGTTTGCGTTTCAATGCGGCGACACAATCGTAATGGACAACTCGCTCATTCAAATCAACGTGACATCTCAAAGCGAAGCAACGAAAAATCTTGGCGGCTTACTCGACGAGAACGGTCAGTATATGATTTACGAGATGCACTATCAACTCGAAAATCGAGGACAGAACTTCTTCCTCGAAATCTATGCTAAGACGAGGTCGAGAATATCGGCGTACCTTGCAAAGGAGATTGGCTAATGGCACACGGAAATGATACCGAAAACAGTTCGTTCTTAGACGTATGCTTTGCGCTCAAGAATAACGTGTTCAGAACAATGAACGTTGCAGACATTTGTGTTGTTCGTGAGATAAACGGTGACGTTTTGAGATGTGAGTACATCACAGACTCCAACACAAACATTGAGTGCATCAAGCTGCAAGGTCTCGACATTAAAGTGAGTGACGTTGTGTTGGTGATTTTCACGAACAACGATTTTCGAGCAAGCCTGAATACATTCAAAACAGGTCAGGCAAACACGGACTCTAAAACGACTCTGTATCATGAAAAAGCGTACGGTATTGTCGTTGGCTTAATCTACAGAAAACCGGAGGTATAAGAGAATGCTTAAAGACAGAAAGTTTGAAATCGGCAACTTCGTAAGACTTGCGAGTGCAGGCATGGAAGTTGCAGAGTTCGTTGATGTAAGGGACGCGATTATCAAACGCTACAAAGAGGTGTACGGGTTCGACATCGACCTAAGCACAGCAAGTGCTGATGGCGTGTTCGTCAATGACATGGCTCTCATTATCAACAACATTTTGCAGGTTATGAAGAGCTTATACTCAAATCTCGACGTTGATACTGCAAGCGGTGTCTATCTTGATGCACTTTGCAGATTGGCGAACGTCAATCGAATGGGCGCAACAAAGTCGACTGCATCGATTATCGTAACGAGCTTGCTTACGACAGGCGACCCGGTCACATTCGGTGATATAGACGAAAACGGCAACGTTACAAATCAAATCACTTTCGTTGACAAGTCCGGAACCGAATGGGTGAGCGATGTGAGCGTAACACTTGGACCTGGTGAAAGCGCTGAGGTCAAGGTCACTTGTACAGAGCCTGGACCTGTCGATGCTCCTGCAGGATGGATTGCTCAGACGCTTCTTGTCATGAACTTGAAGGTCGAGCAAACTGAAAACGCAGTTCGTGGAAGCAATGAAGAGAGTGATACAGAGCTTAGACAAAGACGTGCACAATCTTCGGGAGCAAACGGAGTGAGCGTACTTGAAAGTCTTGTGGGCGCATTGTTGGAAGTTACAGGCATCGACGATGTGAGCATTTACAACAACAACACTTTGGTGAATGCTACTGCGAAAGACGGCACAGTCATTGCTCCGCATAACATGTACATCATCGTTCGTCAGCAAAAAGGTCTGAACATTGCTGATGCAACAATCGGCGATTTGATTTACACGAAATTGACGCCGGGCATCAAAACAACTGCTTCGACCGCTGCTGCAACAAACGGAACAGCAAAGCAATATGAGTTCATTCCTCAAATGCTCGGCGTTACGATAAACTACCTCAATCAACTCGTGTATTGGAAGAAAGCGGTCGCGATTAAGCCGACAATCACTGCGAAAATCAAACCGACACAATACTTCACAGAAAACGAGTTCGCAACGATTGCTCAGGAAGTTTACAATTACGCGAATAACATCAAGCTTGGCGACAGCATTGACGCCGACCAGATTTTCATCGCAATTCTTGAGGCTGACCCTGAGTTCAAGGGTCAGAGAACATACAGTGTGAGCGCGTCGAACGTCAGTGTTGCGAGTACAGACAATCCTGACACATATTACGAGTATTCGACGTTTTCATTCAACAAGGAGACTGATGGAACGTATACGCTTACAATTCAGTAAGGAGGCAGCATGAAGCATCTTATACCGTTGACAATACGAGAGTTCAGATACTACGAACGAAAGCTTCCGCTCTATTTGCGTAACGACGATTGCTTTATCGAGCATTTTCGTTTGTGGTATGAGCTCTTGATGGGCGAAGGTGATGACGAACAAGGCATCGCACTCAACGAGTTCAAAGGCGTGTCACCGACAAGTGACATTCTTTTGCATTTGCTCAACATCTACGACAACAACTTTCTCAACACAATTTCGCAGCTCAAAGATTACGACGACAATTGTGATTTGCTTGACATGATTGGCAATCTCTTCGGCTTACGCAGAACGTTTTCACTCGAGTATTACGAGACTGCGACTTCGACGACAAAAACAGCTGCGACTGTGTCGTTGACAGATAAAGAGTTCTTAACGCTCATTAAGGCGCAAATCATTCGAAACTACTGCAACGGCACGTATGAGCAAGTCATGCAATACTATACAGACGCAGGTCTTCAGATTTTGCCTGTCTACAATGACACGTACGATGCAAGTGTTGACGCTTACTTGAACAAGAGTGAAGATGTAACGCCCAACATCGACAAGCTCTTCAGAGGCGGCTATTTGACTATTGAACATCTCGGTATTCGATATACGTACACTATCACCGAAATGCTCAACATTTTGATCTGGGCTGACGGAAACGGTCAAGGCGGAAATTCATTCTGGGCAGACGAAAATGATGTAGGAGGTGTGTTCGCGGTATGAGAGTCAGACGAGTTATGGATGAACGTTCGGGCACAACAAGACGACGTGCGATTGTGTGGTTTGGGTCGTATGGAACGAACACTGACGGCACAGCAAAGTTCGTCAATCCGAACGACAAACACGACAATTTTTCAAGCGAAAACACGATGGTCAGAGACTGTCTCATTCAACGCTTGAGCGTCATACAACACGAGCTCTGGTACAACTATCAGTACGGTATGCCGCTTGTCGATGAAGACACAGCAAAAGTCACAATCGACAATTTCGTAATGAAGACGATACAAGAGCATCAAGATGTGTTGGAGATTACGAGTTTTACGAGCAATCTTGACAAACACAATTATCATTGTGACGTTCAATTTACGACGAAATTCGGCAACACAAGTTTGTCACTCTGATTATACTTTGGGCACTTTTGATGATATAATATTTATGAAGGAGAGATAGATAATGCGCTTTCTTGTGGCAGAAAAACTTGGCCCTCACAAGTTCAAAACACCCGAGGGTTATTTGATTTGCACGGACGCCATTTTGAGCAGAACCGGCAAACAAGAATATAAACGTTGCGAGCTTTTTGGTGATACATGCGAAGACCCCGACAAAATTGTGAACGTTGAACGCACTGACGATGAGGTGTTTTCTGACAAGGCGATGGCTTCGTTTGAGAACAAAGCGGTGTGTATCGAGCACCCTGACCACGACGTCAATGCGGAAAATCATAACGAGCTTGCGGTCGGTTTTGTGCGCGATATTCACAAGGGCGAAGACAACGGAAAGCCTGTCATGATGGGCACGCTCGTTATCACAGACAAAGACGCAGTCGAAGCTGTTGAGAGCGGCGAATACAAAGAGTTGAGTTGTGGTTACGACTGCGATATCGATGATGACGGCGAACCGTGTCAACGCAACATACGCGGTAATCACGTCGCACTTTGCAAACAAGGTCGTGCGGGCATCGCACGCATTGTTGACAGTGTTGATGATATAAGATTTTGGGGTCAACAATACCCGTACGAATTGTGGCTGACATACCCCAAAACAGGTCGTAAATTTATGGCTGGAGCGTTTAAAACACATGAAGAAGCAAGACGAAACACAGATCGTCTTCGTAAAGAATTTACGCATAATGTCGATGGTATTCCAAATGCGGAAATTCGTGAAAATTTTAGAGACAGCGTTGACGATGCAGGCATCAAAGTTTGGCAAGTTCGTCAGGGCTATGCGATAGTCGTTAAACGTTACTGGAAACAATATGGACGTAATGCATTTGTCGATGCGACAGAGTCGAGTATTGAAGCTGCGAGATATCATCGCGGCTCGCTTGAACGCAATGACAAGATGGAGTTCGTGATTGTCGACTGTAACGACGGAAAATATAAAATCGAGGACGAAGGTATGAAAGATATTCAAGCAACGAAAACACCCGGCACAGACAAAATCATTTATGTGATGCAGTCGGACATCGACAAAAATCTGTACTTCTACATCGGCAAAACATTCTCGATGAAAGAGGGTGCTTGGGGTTACACGAAATTCGAAATGGGCGATGACACGGCTGAACAGCTTAAAGCTGAACTTGCTCGAAACGGCTGGCATCAAGTTGCGAGCGGTCCGGCGAGAATTATTGACGCTTCGAACGAAGAGTGGACTGTCGTTGAAGAGGAGAATTATAAAAAAGCAAACAAGCCTATCGACGCAAAAGACAGTAAAGAACAACTTTTCACAATCGAGTACAAACAAGGTGATACAACGTATGTTCGCAAAGTACGTGCAAATTCGATTGAGGACGCAATTTCGAAAGTGAAAGATGACGGCCATAAAGTCGTTGTATTTACGAAGCAAGTACTCAACGAGATGGGTAAAAATAATTCGATAGGCAAATACGACAGAGTCGTTCAAGCAATGCGTTCGCTTTATTCTGAGTCTTTGTTACCTGATAATGAGCTTAAAGAACTCATTCGTAAAAAAGTACCCGAATACATTAAGAAGTATGTAAAAGAATGAGCGACGTCAGTGAAGGTCTTCATAAATATCTTGCAAGCATTCCTGAGTATCAAATTCAAATCGGAGTGTTTAGTACGAAGACGAAACGCAAAACAACATACAGCGTAGGCATAACGAATGCTGAGCTGATGTTCATACATGAGAACGGGTCGCCGCTACATCATTTACCAGCACGACCCGTGCTCAAAATGACAATAGAATACGGGAACACGCTCATCAAGAGTGTGATGCAAAAAGCGCTTAAAGCGTATGTCGAAGTCGGTGAGCAAGGACTTGAGAAAGAGCTCAACAAAATGTGCGTTCGTATGGAGAACTACGCTCGAGAGATAATCTATTCAAACGACGGTCGACTCGCACCCAACGCACCAAGTGTTGCGGCTCGCAAAAAAGGCAATCACCCGTTATTTGATACAGGACAGCTTGCACGAAGCATAACATGCAAACTTGTTCGAGTCTAAAAGGAGGTTATGCATTATGATTGAAGACATGAATGAAGTGAGCGCGGCTCTTAAACGAATGCAAGAAGAGCAAGCTCGACTCGATGGAACGTCCAACACTGTGGACGCTCCTATTGAAGCGAAAGATGACGTTGAGTTGCCTGAGGTCAAGGCTGCGGAGCATGTTGAAAACGTATCGAAGGCTGTGAGCGAAGTCGTTGAGAATTTGCCTGATACATCTCCTTTACAAGTGCCTGCGCCTGAAACGCAATTCGGCGCTGCGATGGAACAAGTCAAACTCAACGTGTTGGCTGAGGCGAGTGCAGAAGATGAGCAATTCGTTGACAAAGTCAAATCGACTCTCAAAAAGGCTGCGGTCAAACACACAGAAGTTGAAGAGAAACGTGCAGACTTCGAAAAACAAAAGGTCGATTTTGCGAGTGAAGTACTTCAAACCGAACAACAAAAGAATGAGCATCGTGCTATCGAAGATAAATGGGCAAACAGAGAACGCAAACGGCAATATCACTACAATGGCGTCAAACCCATTATGCGCTTCGTCGGCATTGAAGAGCCGCTCAATCTATTCTTGCTCTACTTGCTCACGCTTGTGTTGAGTCCGTTCTTTTTGCTCAGCAAACTCTTAAAGGGAACGGTCGGAGCTCTTATTGCGGGAGCATCTGATGGAGACAGACCGAAAGCTGTGAAAGGCTTTTTTGTGGACTCTAATCGCAATCATTGCCGTTATGGCAATCGCAGCTGTCGTATATCTATTCCTTACGTGGCAAGGACTGATATAAATTTTAGAAAGGAGAATAAACGCTATGAGTCTTATCGAAACAAGGGCTTCGTACATGCATCGTTTGCAGACGCTTATCGACGCTCGGCAGAAAGACATCGACGACAAAGTCGGGGCTTTGCGTGCAAAGCTTGAAGCAGAACAGATACAGCCGTATCGTGCTCAGCTTGAAGCCGAAAAGGTGACGCCCGAGATGAACAAGCTCGTCGAGTTCATCAATGACATCGATGCGATGCTTGCGTATGAAAATACCGAGACCGCTTCGACAGAAACTGCCGAACAGACGAGCGAAACAATCGAGCAAGAAGAAGTCGAACAAGTCGCGGACCACAGTGTTGCTGAGGAGGTATCGGAGGAAACCGAAACGTTTCATGATGCGTCTAACGACAACACTACAGGAGATAACGTCGACGTCGTTCAGCACACTACCACTACCGCTAAGACGGCCGAAGAGCTCGTTGGTACGGGTTTCGAAGCAATCGCAGCAGACCTTGCCGACACCAAGGCGAAGCTTCAGTCTGTTGTTGAAGGTCGCCCTGGCATGCCTGGCATTGTACTGCCTCGTCGTTGACAAAGGAGGTATTATGCAGAACATCGAAACAATCTTGAAAGTTGTATACGCGGTCGCATCGGCAGTAGCTGTTGCGGTTCCGCTTGTAATCGCGCTTATCGCGAATATCAAGTCGAAAATCAAAATTCGTAAGCAACTTGCAAATACTACCGACGAAGCTGAAAAGGCTAAGTTGGAAGCGGCAAATTCGGCAGCCACGACCGATATGCTTAATGTTTGCAACGAGTTGATTGCGAATGCTGAGACTCTGTACTCGGACGTATCTTCGATACTTAAGAAAGAAGGCAAGTCCGCAGGCGCTGTCAAGAAAGACAGTGTGATGTCGAAGCTTCAGGCTTACGCGATTGAACACGGTTACGAATTCGATGCGGAATACTGGGACAAGAAAGTCGACGAAATTGTTGACATGACGAAGAAAGTAAACGTATCGAAGTAATTCACAGGAAGACTTCTGGGACACTTTTGGTCGAGTATAATAGGAATATTATACTTGGCCATTAGATGTTCTCAGAATTAAACTGTGAACTCGAGATGTAAAAGAATTTTTCGTATGATTATATCTTTTGCATCGAATGTATTATAATAATCATATAAAGATTAAAAGGAGACATGACTTTATGAAATTCAATGTTCGTGACGAGAACGGCAAAGAATATAAGGTCGAGGAAGTCGAAGAGGTCAAAAAGACCGACGACGAAGACGAGACCAAAAAGCCTTTGACCAACACTTGCACAGACGATGCGCTGTCTCCCGAGGAAATCGCTTCCCTCAAGAAACTTGCCGGTATGGCCGACAAGCTCTGCGCTCTTGTTGATACGACCACTGATGAAGAGGTCGAGGAAGAAGAGGAAGAGGAAGAGGAAATCGATGACGAGGGAGAGCAAATCGAAGAGGTCATCGATACTGATGAACCGAAAAAGGCAAAGGACTCCATTAAAAAGAGTGCCGGCGCAATCGAAAAAAAGACCGTCAAGACCGAGGACAGCGTAGAGGAAGACGACGTTGCCGCGGCTTGGGCAAAAAGATACGGAGGTAACAGATAATCATGAGTCTCATTATCAAAGACAAAATCAAGCAACTCATGCGCGGCTACCCCACCGTTTCCGATAAGTACAACGTCGAGGGCGGCATCATCGAAGGCACTGACGGCGTCAACTTCGGCGACATGGTGGCATACGGCTCGACGACCGGGTATTACAAAAAAGCGACCGCGTTGACAGACATCAACGAATTTGCGGGCTTTGTGTTGGCGACCAACGTTAAACTCGAAGATACGTGGGGTAAGACAAACGACGGACCTATCACAAATCCCGGTGAAGCATTCAACCTGTTCATGAATGGCTTTATCGCAATCGCACTTAAGAGCGATGCAACATTGGCGCAAATCAAAAACGGCGCAAAGGTTGCGGTTGTTCTTGCGACGGCGGAACTTACAACTGCGGACAAGATTGCCGCGGACACAATCGTGGAATTGCCCGATTACGAGTTCACCGGCATTTACGAGCAGCAGGGCGCAACCTTGCTTGCCGAAGTACGCAAAATTTGCTAAGGAGGTAAAACAAGATGGAAGGAACATTCACTCCGAGTACTGTGACAAAAAACTTCTTCGTTGATAGCGTTTCGGCCTCCCACAGAGGTCAGTGCTTCGGCCTGAGCGATATGTACGGTTCTCGTATGCGCAAAGCATACGTCGGGGACGCGAAGGTGCATGACACCAACTTCGCATTCCTGACAACAACACTCGCCAAGCTTCACACGAAGCTTTACGAACCCAAATACTTCGTCACATACCAGAAAGACGTTTCGGTGGACGTGGGCGGCGGCTTCGTCGATTACGTTTCCTACTACACGGTCGACTGGGCGGGCATCATGAACGAATTCCGGAACGTGGTCGGAAACAATGCCAACTACATTCCGCGCGTCAACGCCGGTCTCAATCAGAAACGTGTGAACGTCTTCACATTCGAGGTTGCGTATGACCTGCGCTTCATCGAGCTCGAAAAGATGAAGAAACTCACGCTTCAGAAAAGCATTCAGGACATTTACAGCAACGCGATTGTTGCCGGATGGGACCTCTTCGTTCAGAAGGTTGCTTACACGGGTATCGAAGGTACGACCGGTATGTTCAACAGCGACAACGTTTTGGTCACCACAATCGACAACAGCTCCGCCACGGCGGCGAACAGCGGCTTCAAGGGCATGTCCGATGCCGATGTTGTGGCTTTCTTCAACGGCGTTTTCGAAACGTATTTGCTCAACAGCGGCATGAACATCGGCATCATGCCCGATACGTTCCTCGTTCCTACGTTCGTCGGTTCGGACCTGAGCTCCCGTTTCTCGGCGCTCTACACGAACACGCTTCGTAAGTTCATTCTGGACCATAACCTCGGTTCTGACGAAAGCTCCGGCGAAGTCAAAATCAAAATCGAGTCCAGACCCGCGCTCAACGACATGGGTACTGGCAAACACGGCCGTATCGTGGCTTACAAGAACGACAAGGACTTTGTTCGTCTCGATATGCCGTACCCGATGCAGCACTACATCACGCTGCCCAACATCGACAAGATGTCGTACACTTCGGCGTTCGTTGGTCAGGTATCGGAAATTCAGATGCCTTACAACACGAACAATGCGGAATTCGGCGTCGTGTCTTACTGGGACTTCACGAAGTAAGGCACAAACAAATATCTTTGCACAGGCGTCGACAACGACAACGATGTTGTCGGCGCCTTTTGCATAGAAGGAGACAGAACGATGAAAAAATTTATTGTCGATACGGGCGACAAGAAGTATAAGGTTGAGGCAAACACGTACGATGAAGCCGTTTCGGCTGTGAAAGCAATTCAGCTGAAAGACGAAGCATCACCTCTTCAAACTGTGAACGCGCTGCTTGAGGACGAACGTGCTGCTGTTGACGCTTACAACGTCGCTCTTGAAAATCTTAAAGGCAAAATTCCCGACGAGTCTTACGCAGCAATCGAAGCAATTCGAAACGATGAAAATCGTCATATCGAAAATCTTCAGGCAGTCGTAAATGGCAGCGTCACAGAAAAGAACCTTGAAGACAGCGTAAAAGATGCTTACGGCTATGTTGAAATTCACAACACTGGCGAACAAAGAGACTTTGGTCTTAAGTTTGGCTTGAAGCTTCAAAAACAAATCGATTGGAAAAATTGGAGAAGAGTTGAAGTTTTGACAGAAGCCGCAGCCAAAGAAATCGAACGCGCCGGTTATACTGTAAACAGATATTGAGGTAAATTTATGGCGATAATTGGAATACAAACGGACAGAAAAAACCCGCCTTTCACAGTCGCCGACTTCACTTTTTGGATGCCGCAATTCAAGCAATTTATGGAGACCGACGAAGGTCAAACGATGTTCGACAATCTCTATGAAATTGCGAACAACAAAATCTTCAAAAGCATCTACGGTTCTGACTGGAAGCTTGCAATAAGTTATTGCATTGCGCATTATGCGACAATCATCGCTCAACAACAGCAGGCACCTGTTGGAGATACGCTCGACTCTATCGCAGGCGGCGGTACGACAAAGGGCGTACTGTCGTCTATGAGTGTTGGGGGCTTTTCGAAAGCGTACGACATCGATAAGACAATGAGTTCCGATGACGAAGCAAAGTTCTGGAACCAAACGTCTTACGGCGCCGCGCTTTGGGCGCTTCTGAAAACGAAGAACGTTGCAAGCATTTTCGTTGTAACGTCTCATCCTATTCCGGGGGCGAACTGATATGCGAACAAATCATCTCGTCGACCCTACATTTTTCTTTGACGCAATCGAGGAATTTTCGTTTAACTATCCGATTTACGTCGTCAATAAAGCGGGCGACGTGGATGAGTACGGAAACACAAAGTTGAAGTATGAACGAAAGACAATCCGAGGTTCGTTGCAAGTTCAAACAAAGCGTGAAAGACAGTCAAAAGACGGCAACACTGCTGAGGTGCGGTACATGTTTTATTGCAAGAGCCTGTATCGTATAGATGTTGGCGACATCATCGAGTATAACGGCGACTTTTTGAGATGTAATGAGACGCATCCATACGATGAATACGGTTGTCGTGAAGCATCTCTTACAATGATACAACTCGCCGCATATAGGGATTTTGCTGACTATATCAAATATTTGAGAGGAGAGAAGCTGATATGAATACGATTGCGGACATCAACGAACTCAATAGGCTCGTACGCAATCAGTTGATTACTCAAGCCGAACTTCCTTCTGACAGAATTCGTAACGCGCTCACAACGTATGGAGCAACGCTCGATAAGCTTTTAACGAAACAAGAATTTGACAGCGTTTGTCCTTGCGAAGAGCTGATGTTGTTCGAACTCAGAACTCGTGAAAATGACGGCGACGTAAGTATGACCGAGGTCGACGATACGGTGTCGTTCTATAAGTCGTATACGCTCTACATCATCTTGTATGGTGACAACGCTGCGACAATCATGAACAAGCTCATCGCCCGTTTAAGAACGCAAGCTGTACGGCAAGCGCTTTACGAAGAGGGCGTGTACATCGAGGAAGTCAAAAACGACTCGAGCGTAAATGAGTTTAAGAACGATGTGATGTGGCACAGACATGACACTGAAATTCTTATCTCGTGCAAGATGAGTATCAAGCAGGTAACGCCTGACGAGGCATTCGAAAAGGTCGACCCTGTCAATACAATTTATGAAGGAGACGAAAACAATGAATGACATTGATGTAAGACGTTTTGTCGATATCAATATCAAGCAACACGTGGAGACACAGATAAGCGGTACTCGTGACACGCTTGTGTTGTACACACACGAAGGAAAGCTTGGTGAGATATCTGGCAATACAGTCGCAAGCATCGGTGACAACGAAATTCTTGCTTCGTGGGCGGCCGCAAGTGCAGTTTACCCTGCGCAAACATTTCCCGATACGAACGCATATCTGTCGATGTACTTCCAGAATGCGGGTGCAAGAGTTGTGGTCATCGAAGGAGTGGACTATACAGATTTGACAGCGGACATGCTCAAATCTCTCGACAATAAATTCATTCTGGTTGGACTTTGTGCGGCTGAAGAGAATGTCGAGCTTGCGTATGCCGCGCTCAAGAAAATCGCAACAACTCGTGAAACCGACAAAGACGTTTACGGCGTAAACGAGAAAATCATCTTCGGCAGAACGATGACTGCCACAGATACGGACGTCGTTACAAACTTCGCTTCGAAATACTCGAAAGTATTCGGTGCGGAAATGACGATGGCGGCGTATTTGAGCGGTATTGATGTTTATGGCGTTTCGACCGTGAACGACTACATGTACACTGCCGAGAGTATCGACGAAGAGGTTTTGACAGACGAGCTCTATGAGACCTTGTCGCTCAACAACATCAACGTCGACACATACTTCGCCGGAAACGTTCGTGACTTGGGCGGCAACCTCAAAAACGGTGCGGATTTGACGAACTCTTATGTTCGCATTATTCTGCATCAGACGCTCACAGACAGGTTGCTCGAATTGCTCGTTACGAAAATCAAGAACGTCGACGGTGTAGGCAAAATCTACGCAACAATCTCGAAGGAGCTCGAAAACTACAGAAGCTGCGGTTATTTGAGCACGGACAAAGTATGGACAGACAAAACGATAACTGTGACCGCGAACGGAAAACAGTACACCATTATCGAAGAGGGAACTCCCTTGACGAACGGCTACTTCGTACAAATTCTGCCTATGTCCGCGCTCACGGAAAACGACCGTGCCGCTCGCAAAGCTCCTCCCATATACGTCATTATCGCCGACCAGTATGGCATTCGCGCCATTACGGTGAACGGCGAAATCATTTAAGGAGGTCGCAAAGATGAGATATTCTCTTGCAAACTATATTCTGTCTATCGCATCGAACGACAGCAAAATCAGTCAGCTTTTCAAAAATGTTCAAATCGGCGGCGAGGGCGATGCTCTTTCGACAATCAACATTCAGACAAGCGACAGACTTTGGGAAACGGACTCGTTTGCAACAGGCGCTTGGGTACACAACAAGAACCTGAGCCGTGTTGGAACTTGCGAAGTTTCTATTAGTCAGCTGAGTGATGCGGTTGCAAAGTTCAAAACGTTCGTTGCATACTTCTACAGCGAAAGCGCGGACGACAACATCGAGGGCGTGACACTCACGCTCAGCGACTCCAACAACAAAGTCATCGCTACATGCGAAGACTGCTACCCTGTGCAAGTTCCTCCTCAGGAATTTGCGGCTAAAGCGTCAGAACAGAGATGGCAGTTCACGTGTGGTCGCATTACCTACACGTAATCTGCTCTGCGGGTTCTCTTATTTATCTTGGGCGGTCCCGGGTGTCGAAAGATGTCCGGGATTCGTTCCGTTTACTTTAAGATAAACGAAGTCACCAGTTTAATTCTGGGACACTTTTGACGTTTTATAAATATTCCTATTAAACATCTTGCGAAGTGTCTCAGAATTAAACTGGTGAACCCATTTTGACAACGATTGATTAGAAAGTAACCGAAATTAAACATGACAAAACCCGGAGGTCTTCCGGGTTTCATTTTGTTACTTTTTACGTTTTGTGAACAGTCGTTTGACTAAGAAGTAAGCCCCAACACTCAGGCTCACAATGATGCCAACAACTATGAGCCAGAAAATCATGAACTTCATTCTTCGTCCTCCGGAAACATGTCGTTCCAGCATGTGTTGCAGATGCCGGTTTGAATGAGCTCGCGCTCTTTAGGTTTGAGGTCAGGAAACAGATGCTGAATTTTGCCAACGCCTGCTTTGTAAGCCATGAATGCCGTGTCATCGACCTCGAGTTTGTTGATTTTGCCGCAAATCGGGCACTTTGCTTCGTAAATCATGTTACGCCTCCTCGTAATCTTCGCAATCGAGTTTTTCACCGCCTTCGAACGGACATTGTCCACAGCAAGCTGAAATCATACAAAAGCCATTGCAATCGTGATAGCATTCAACTTCTTCGTCTTCGCATGCAAGGTCCATGTCTTCAGCGTCTTCACATGCTCCGCCTGTTGCGTTAAAAATTCCGTCACTCATTTTACACCTCCTTGAAGATTGTATCTTTCGTGCACATTTCCGCCGTTTTGTCTTCTCTCAAGCGAATGTACACAGGATGCCGTAAGCTCGTTTCCGTAACTTCTTGACATTTGACTTCGATGACCGAACCTTTAAGTTCAAACCATCTGTCACGCCACATGTTTCTCTCAGCATCCGTTCCGCAATTGACTTGCGAAATGTGCTTGATGTTACCGGTCGTTGGGTCGTAATAGCCAATCGAAAGAGCACCCACAGTATCAATATATTTGCCACGTCCTTGTACGTAATCGTATACGACAACATCTACTGTTTCAAACTTCTTGCATTTGAGCGATGCGCCCATGTCACGATACATTTTCTTGAGCGACTTAACGACGATGCCTTCAAAACCTGCATCAATCGCATTTTGCATCGCCTGCTCCTGTTCTTCGATAGATTTGAAGAAGTGAGCGTGCTCGATAGTGTTGGATTTGAGCTCGTCGTCGATAAAATCAACGAGATGAACGAATTTGCAATCGATAAGCTCAACCATTTTGATTGCGTATTTGAGTCTCTCAAGATAGGGTCTATCTTCAAGACAAACGCCGTCATACCACAAGCAATCGAAAATTGCAAACTTCGGAGGCGTCTTTTCAGAAAGCTCTATCGCACGTTCAGGCAATGAATGCAGAATTCCGACAATTGTGCTCCAATCTTTCTGGTAGCACTCACAGTCCAACACTGTGTACCCGAGGTCAATGTAACCTGCGATTGCGGAGATAATCGGAAGCTTGTCCTCGTTTTGCATGAACTTGCTCGTCTTTTTCGAAATTCGTCTGGACGTGCATGCAGCCTGATGTTGGTCGAAATGAATGAGCATTCTTTCACCGTCATATTTGGGCTGAGCAATCACAGGTTCGAACCTGTAAAGCTCGTTAAGCCACTTCTCTTTGTAGCCGCTGATGTGGTCTGCGTGATTGGGTTTGATTTGCTTTACGTCAATCATCTTTTGTACGTCTCCTTCGCATGTTTGTACTGTTCGATTGTAAGTTCGCCGGGTTCGTTCGAAGTAAGCCAGTATCTGACTCCGCAACGAACAGTCATTCCTGCGACTTTGCCTTTCCAGTCTTTCCCGTAAGACTTACGAATTCGCTCAACATCGAGCATGAGCAGTTCGTACATCTTCGGGTCCATCTCTTCTTTCGTCACAATAAATGTTTTGTCACTCATGATTGGGTACTCCTTATCTTTATCTTGTATTTATTATATCACACTTTTTCTCAAAAGTAAACTACTTTGATGTACTTTTTGCAAAGTTTTTCAAAATATTTTTCAGAAAAGAGAAAAGTAACCGAGACTTAACGTTTCGGTTACTTTCCAGATAAAGATTTGGAAAACGAATTCACACGTTTAACTCTGAGACACTTAACGAGAAGTTTAATAGGAATATA